AGTGTATCCGTTAAGAGCGCGCGGGTTATGACCATCACTGAAGCTATAAATGGTGACGATTTACATCTGGGACCCATGCCAAGGGATTCTGGACCTGGATATCCTTGCAATTTGTTCATGACTAAGAAAGAGGCCATAGTTGGTGAGCCGGGTTCTTATCATCTGAACGAGGAAGTCCAAACTTGGTATGACGAAACACTCAAGGCCATTTCCAGTGAGATGCGGAAACCAAGTGAAGAGCGGAAACCAATTTTCATTTTCCAAATTGGTTTGAAAGATGAAAGGAGACCAGAGAAGAAAATCAAGACTTATAGCACCAGAACTATATCCTATTGTCCCTTACTCATGACTATTCTGTTCAGGCAATACTTTGGCGATTACTTTGCGCATATTAAGGGTAATTTTGCAGTTCTTGCTAGTGCTGTTGGTATGGATGTTTTCTCCAAGGACTGGGATGATATGATCACATCAGCTCTTGAGTTTGGCGACGAGGGTTTCGATGGAGATTATAAGAAGTTTGAATCCTTATTTAATGAGCAAGATGGTCGGGATATCATTGAATTGGTTAATCGTTTCTATGGCAGCCTTCCGGGCGAAGATGATTACCTTATGCGGGCTTACCTAGTTGAATCGGCACTCAATGGTTATGCAGCGTTTGGTGGATTTTTGTTCTTCATTCGTTGGATGGTGCCATCTGGTGTTTTTGGCACGACCGTTATTTTCAACTTCTTCAAGAACTACAAGACCTTGTGTTCGGTCTACCTCAAACTGGCAAGGAAAGAGAACAACTTGATTGCGACAGGAATGGCATTTAGGAAGAATGTTTTCGTGAAGATATATGGTGATGATAATATTGTTGTCCCCAGGAAAACCGTTAAACATTTTGTTAATTTCAAGTCCTTTCAGCAAGTTATGGCGGAACATAAGATTGTTTTCACAACTGCCAGTAAAGATGATGCCCTAGATTTCACCTTGAAACCTGTTTTTGATTGTGAGTTCCTCAAAGCCAAGACTATAATAGCTAATTATGTGGCTGGCCAGCGTTATTACGGTGCACATGAGTTAGATAATATACTTAAAACCTGGGCGATGGTTTCTAAGAATTTGGATCCACTCGAAGGTAATGTCACCGTGGTTAATGACGGGTTACGCCGTTATGCGGCCTTTGGTAAGCAGAAAGTTCAGCATTTGAGAAGAGCCGCCTTGAAGCACTTGTTCGCCAGGTTTCCCGGGAGGCAGATTAATGTTTTGAACTGGAATGATCTGTTAGATTTCATGGGTAGAGGAATGTTAGACCCAGAGAAATTTTTACCTGAACAGAAATTCTATGACGAACAAGGACCTGCCAGGGCTAATGGATCGCAAACTATGGTCGGGAAAATTGCAGAACAATTAGGAGCAGTCTATGCAGGCCATGCGCAGGCTGGGCTTATTTGCCGGTTCCGAGGTTGTGCGCTAGGTGTTCTGGATGGAGAAGAACCCTATTGTGACTTCCACGCGGTTGTCGTTTGTCGACACGTCGATTGTGCTGAATTTGGGGTTTCAGAATGTGACCCGAAAGATTGCATCTTCTTTCATGAGGAGAACCATGCCCTAGATGAGACCCTGTGCGTTCAATGCATAGACCTGGCTGAGAATTATCGATGCCCGTTTTGTGCTTGCAAGATGTGCGGGGATTGTGTTATTGAGAACTTGCAGAAATGTTCCACCACTCATCTTCATATCGGTGTTGCCCTTGTGACTATTGGTCAAACAGAACTTCTCCAGAATATGGGTGTCGCACAAGGTATAACCACCTCGGTCACTAATATTAGAACGTCTGAACAGAGCTTAGTCGATTACAAATCTGGTGACCAGGAGCAGAGCAGTGCGGCCAGTGGCTCATTTGATTACCCCAATCTTGCTGGACACCAACAGTTTGTACGCTATCCCTTCCCGAATATGGCAACAACTCATGGCGTTAATCAAGCCCCTGTGCTCGATGCCAGGCAAGACAGACGGACCTTCATGACAACTGGGGCTATACGTAGTAGCGTAGACGAAACATCTCTTTCGTATATATGTTCTCGGAAGACTTTGTTGCGAACGGTCCA